CCGCCTATTGGATGCAGGTCTTTAGTGACAAATTGGTTGAAAAATATATCATTACCCATTATATAATGATTTTGAACATTACTTATAAAGTTTTAGAAAAAGGGAAAAGGAATAGTAAGTTGTTTAAAGATCTTACTAAACTGTTTTTTTTGCTTTTGAGACAACGAAATCTACTGTGAAACCAACAGACAGACCGATTAATACGGTTTCCGTAATTCCTAGATTTCCTAGACTCAAAGTTTGTGCAACTGCAATTCCTGCAAAACAGGCTACAATGATAGCACCAATGAGTTTCTTAACTGAATAAGATTCCCCTGTTGCTCCTAAATAACCTCTAATGGTATTTAGTATTGCTCCGCCTAGTACAGATATTGTTGCGATCAATAATGGATCAATCATACATGACTTCCAGAATTTACCCTTATTTAAGGTTTATTCATCTTCTTCATCTTTCTCAGAGCAGAGTGGGCATAAATGCTCACACATAGTCTGTAAAAATGTTTTATCTTGATTTGCCATATTTCTCCATCTCTCTAGATATTGTCAATCCTGTTACAAATACTGACGAAATTAATGCAATAATAATAGTCTGTTCTAACGTTAATCCTATATCAAATACTGTTTCTGCTATATTACCTGATACTAATGGAGAGAAAAATGATACTCCAAAGTTACCAAAGATCCTTGCACAGGCTTTTCTAACCCTTTTTGATACCATTATAAATAGATATATAGTAAGGTATATAAATTAACGCGTTATTGCTATTTATCGTAGGTAGGAGTTAACATATTAGTTTCAATCATATCTAACAATATCATAGGGTCACCGTTAATCATTTGAACGAAATCATCATCTCCGCCAGAAGTGCCAGTAAATCGTCCACATTTGAAACATATTGACAATGAATGAAGACCGTCAGTATAACCATATGTTTTCATTTTACAACCTTCACATTTCTTAATCATGATAAATTGACTAACAAGCCTTTATAAATAAGTATTGCTGCATAAAAACATGGCAACATCAATATACATATTTGACAGTGACCAGATGTTTAAGGCTGTTTATAGGGAACATATGGATGATGTTGAATATAAAATGCCTCTCATAGACTTGTATGTGAAAGGAGAGAGATTATGGGTTGTAACAAATTCCAACGATATGAAAGAACAACCACTGTTAACCAGAAGTATTGTACATTTCAGAAAAGACAATGCAAAAGATTTCACAGAAGGAGATGAGAAACTAGTAGTGCATGGTAAAATTCGATATAATAACAAAAGAAATCAATTAGAGTTCTTTCCAAGATTTCTGAGAAAACCTCTATTAAGCATGAGAGTAGGCAGATATTACGGAATAAATGCAGGAAAATGTAACATAGACTATGATAAACGTTACTATGACTTTAAGAATGACCGCATGATATTCATTTTGGAGAAGAAAAAATGAAATTTGACTTTATATTGGGTGAAGTAGAGGAATTACTAGAGGATACTAACGTAAAATTAAGCAATATAGAGATGTTATTGGAAATGATATTGACTCCACCAGATTTAGTTGAATATATGAAGAAAAAGAAACACCTTAAGAAGAAAACTATCGACGATTCCCTTTAGTATAGCCGCCCATTATCTTTTTCCAATCTTTACCGTGTTTTTTACGCATTGAAATCCAAAATGGATCTGTTTTCATGAAACCACCTTTTGCATTATACTCTTTTGTGACTTTGGCAATTCTAGTATGACATGTATTGCAAAATCTACCGTTGACTTGTTCAATATTGAACTTGTATGAATTACAAAAGAAACATAGACCGTAATATTTGTCACAAACCTTTGCCAAGAGAGGTTCACGACCTTTTTTACCTGCACAGTCACCACAAATATCTGCAATCGTTGCTGCTGCAACGTCAACCTTCATACAACCAAGACAAACTGCCTCTTTATAGTTAGATACCTTGGTAAATTCGTCACCTTGATGCCTTTCCCAAAGCTTCTTGGTCATGTCGTTTGCGTTTTCGTTAGTATTTAGTTCAGTTGGCAATATCTTTTTGTAATTTCCTTAAGTTTATAAGTGTTTTCTCTAGAACTTTGTTAGTTTCAAGTGAGTTATCAATTGAATCAATTACATCTATGATTTTCCAAATTACTTCTATGTTTGCAGGGTTTGATTTAACAGTACTAAGGTCAGCCATCTGTCCAGTTATCTCTTTTGCAATTTTTACAGGGGAAACTACTTTAACTTTCTTAACTTTAGGCTTTACATCTGGGTGTTTGCAAGATTCATCGCACTTGTGGAATTTTTTAGTCATTCTTCTTCATCATCCTCTTCTACAAACCCTTTGGTAACGTAAAATTTAACTTTTTTGGTACAGTATACTTTGGTCATAAGTCATCCTCCCATACCTTGACACCTTCAAACTCTTTTGCAACAATGTCTCTTGCATCTCTTACTGTCATTCCAGTTGCCTTTCTTAATTCTTCAACTGTTTTTGTTTTCTTCCAATCATAGTCTATTGCTGTTTGTAACGTACTCTTTACGACTTCAAAGTTTGATGGGGTAATGCCTTTGCTGTAGGATTTCTTGCTCATTGAACTTCCACTTGTCGGACTACCTTGTCCAGTTCCACCAATGTCTGATGGTCGTGGGTTGTGTGGCTCTCCTTCAAATGCCTGTTGGTCTTCTTTTGGAGCAGGCTTTCCTTTACCTGCACCGTTCTGGTTTCCATTGATGGCACCAATACCAAACATCATCTCTGCTGTCAAAGCAGTTTCCTTGCTTACCTTAAACTCACCTGTGTGGGTTCTGGTAATGTCAAAGCCCATCTGTTGAAGCATCATCATGTTCTGTATTTCAACTCCGTCCTGTTGCAAGTCTCTAAGTTTGTCAGTGTCCTCACCAGTTTTTAATTGTAATTCCCAATCATCAATGTTAAGCATCTTGCTGATTTTACTAAAGAATGCTTTCTTTAGAATGTCCTGTCCGAACTTTACTGCTCTGTTTGTGATGGTTACTTGCAGTCCTTCTTGACTCCATCCAGCAGGGGTTTCACCGTAATAGAAAGGTAGTACACCGTAGACAGCACCGATAATCATTCTTAGTTCTTTTCTTACTTCGATAAATTCTAACTCCTTAAGTGATCCAGTAAAGTCCAACCATTGTGCAGGGTTCTTTCCGCCCTTGTCATTCTCTACTAAGAGAGGGTGTATCATGTAAGGATCTTCCTGTGCTTTCTGTTCCAATACATCCCATGACTTTTTGAACGTGTCATAGTTTCTTGAGGATATAACTAACATACCACGTGGCGGTCTCATCTTATCAAAGTACTTTCTGATATACTCATCCATGTGTGACAGGGACATAGCCTTGCTCCATACGGAATAGATAGGGGAAAATCCATAAAGTAGGTTTGGTTTGTACTTGCCTGCCTTCCAGATAATCTCACCTTCACCATAGATAACTCGTTTAGGTTGTGGGATACCAATAGAGTATACAGAGTTTACTTCGATAACTGCCTTTAGGGCTTCAGCACCACAGCGGTCACATTTCGGTTCAACCAATCTTGCATCCCTGTGCTCAAATCGTGGACACACGAAAATTTTATTTCGCTTGTCGTCATAGCCAATTCGACCATCACTGTCCGCAATCATTGCCACCTGTGGTGGCTCGATCCTTAGCATCTCTTTTATAATTGTTTTCTCTTGGTCAATCTTTCCTGTGGTATCGTCTATCTTGTAATTTTTAAGCAAAAGCAAGTATGCGTTATCTGCAATTTCAAAGTCTCGTTCCAACTGACGTGCTACGTCTTCAAGTGTCTGTTGGTTGGAATTGACAGGCTCGTTCATCAAGTTCTCCAAAGTCTTGCGGTGTTCTGGTATAGGTCTTACCAAATCATGGCTTCCACAGGTATCACATACAAGTGGGCTTGCCGTTGCAGCAGGGGCTACTGCCTTCTTTTTACGTGGGTGTACTCCTCCACTGTCTCCGTTGGCTTCGAATGGTTGCTCGTCAGGGTTGTCAGCGGTAGGTGCGTATTGGAATTCCTTGCTACAGTTGTTACATTTGTACTTCCATTTCTCGACAACTTCAAATCCGTTCTTGAACATTTCACGGTTGAGGGTTTCAATAGGAATTCTTAAAGCATCAATGTTATCTGCGAGTTCATAAATCATAGTAAGTGGGAATGGGAAAATTGGTAGTTTGGCACCTGTATCAGTACTCATGTACGGCTGTGCTACACTAGGTCTGGTAGTGGTCTCTGTGTAGTTTTTGTTAACAATGTTTAATGCTTTGTTTAATGCATTAGCAACAGACTTACGAATCTCGACCATGTGTGTTATGTTTCTGTCAGGTTATTTATAGTTTTTGTATCCTTGGTGCGAAGCACCTTTTAATTATTTACGTCTTTTATATATATTATAAATTACAGTCCGTACAGCAGTCGCTGCAAGTAGGTAGCCCATTACATATAGTAACAGTAACATTAGTTGAAAAGCATTTTTGACATAATCCTTGCATAGACTTTAATTTGAAAATCCTATTAATAAGTTTTATCCACCATGAAGTGAACATGATACATCTCTTTGATCTTTGCAAATGCATGGTGAACCACTAGGACTAGTAGGCTCTTCTTTGACTATAACTTTAGATTTTGACTTGATACCAGATTCTACGTTATTTTCAGACATACATTATATATGTTATAGTAGTATATATACTTAATCCTTTTTTTTGTTATGTTCTTTATATACGTCGTCTACTTCGCATTTTAAACAACTGTCAAAAAAGCATGGTTTGCTACATCTTCTACAAGTGTTGATTTCTCTGAGATGATCCTTGCCGTCAAAAGATTTTTTTAACCCTTTAATAAAGCTATCGAATATCATCATTACACATAATCTTTAATAGTTTATATACATTTTGAAGGTTATGGTTGAGTTACAAATGGACGACTTTGCAGAAATACTACGATGGTTTAATCACAAGTATGACGAAGTCGAAGATGCTGGCATGGGTGAACAGTCTAGAAAGACCTTTTGGAAACTTCACTTTCTTCTAGAAGATAAGATGGAAGAACTACATCATGAAGGTCGTGACCGTGATGCACCACGAGAACAATAAGATCCTAAAGTTTTTATATAAGATAACGTTATATAGTAGTATGGATGAATCAATTGATGAAAAATTACAAGCCATAGAACAGGCACTATTGGAACTGGCAAAGAGTGAAAGAGAATTACTCTTGAAGCAGAAGCGTTTAAGATGCGAGAAAAGTCACGCCTGTAGCGTTATGGATTTATTAGATAACGTACAAATAGGTTAGATATATATAAGAGTACATCTATTGTATATCATGTGGAAACTTGATGACTGGGGAATCTTCTTTATATGTACAATATTTCTCATGCCTATAGGCATAGCACTGTGTATCATACACAGGCGTAGCAAACATGTTGAAGAAGTTGATCACAAGTGGGACGATAGATATATTAGTCAGGATGTTATTGAGGAGTTCAGATGAGTATTGCAAGTGCTATTAACGATTTGTTAAATCTGTTACATGAGGAATGGCTCCCCGAAGACAGAAAGGATATAATTAAACAGTTGCTTATTGACATGATTGACAAGATGGAAGACAATATGAGTATGGATGATTTACGATGACTTTGAGTAAAAAGGACTTGGAGAGTATCATATGCATAGTGTGCAGTAAGAGGTATGGAGAACACACGAAAGGTAACAGTCCCAAGTTTAGCCTCCGCGAACTCATGGTATGTATGTTCCGTATACAGGGTACACTGGTTAGTGATGGTATTAATAATGCTGTTGTAAAG